CGCGAAGCATGTCTCTCGGGCGCTGGATGATTGACTCGTCCAGAAACATCGGCTCACGGGGAAGGACAAGCTGCGTCATGAGTTGAACGCCAAGAGACTTGACGCGACTTGACGTTCAAAGCGGCGTAAAAAAAGGGGCATGACTACGCCACCCTTTCGCGCTTGAAGATGTCTGGCCTGATTTCTTCGCGCGGTATGCCGACGCGCTTCTCCCATTCGACAGCAGTCTCGGCGGAGGGCCTACGCGCCCCGCTCTCGACGTGCTGCACCATTGCAACGGAGCAGCCAAGCAGCTTGGCCATCTCCTGCCGCGAGATTCCGGCGCGGCTCCGATATGTTTGGATAGCGTTCATAAATACGGATGGTATTGAATGATTCCGCGCTTGTCAATACCCTCCGTATTCCCTCTGGTTTATTCCCTTAGTTACGATAGAAAAATGGAATGGACCGATCGTTTCCGCATGTGGATTGCGGACAAGAATATTAGCCAGGCGCAAGCAGGGGAGCGCATGGGCCTTACGCAGGGGGCCATTAGCCATTGGCTGACGAACAGGAACCCGATCCTGCTGCGCGACTTTTTCGCTCTGTGCAAGGCGGTTGACGCCGACCCGCAGATGATCCTTTTTGGCGCAACGCAACAAATGAAGGCCATAGACGAGATCCGCAAGATCATTGACTCCAAGCCCGAGCAGCACGCTCACCATGCCCCCCTCATGGCCAAACTCGAAGCCATCCCGCTACCGCCAAAACGCCGCAAAAAACACCCCTAAAAAAATTTGTTGAAAGTTAATACGATTGGTATTGACAGCAGATAATACGGTGTGTATTCTCCTCTCCATCGGCTCCCGCATCGGGGGCGAAACGAGGAGAGCGATATGGGACAAGCAGCAACGGTAGCAGCCCCCCGGCGCGACAACTTTCTGAACGTTGACCGCTTGGTCAACCTCGCCGCCGACCAGTACGCCGACGATCTTCTGATCCTGCAAGGTCGCCTGACCTCCGCGCTTGAAACGTCTGACCCGTGGGGCGACTGGGCCGACTACGAGCACGAGATCGGCGAAGCGGTCCGCAAAGCGATGGCCGACACCCGCGACGAGTCGCTCTCCGTGCGCCGCTCCTGCATCGGTGCGGCTGCGATGGAAGCGGTCAAGGCCCGCGCTGCGGTGATGGCTGCGCAATACATCGCGGCGAACCAGCCGAGCGCAATCGATCTTCTTGAAATCTTCAACGACGAACGCGAGTTCAAGCGTTGGGCAGGGCTGTAATGAGCCTTTTTCATTGCCCCGACTGTGGCGCGGGCTACATCGAGACCAAGTACACGGAATGCGTCGTGTGCGGGTTCGACTTCACGCGCCGCCCGATGATCCCGCACACCGACACGGACGAGCACTCGCCGTACTACGAGCGCAAGTCGAAGGAGGATTCCCAAGTCATCGCCGCATGGTGCGTCATCGGGATGCTTGTGATCTTCGCAATTGCCGCCTTGTGGAAAGCGTATTCATGACCCCCCTCACCGGCGGCGAAATCGTCCTGCTCACCCTCGCGGCGCTTTGCATTGCGCTCGCGTTCACCGGAGATTGACATGCTCACCACCCTGATCCGGGACTTCTTCTTCTCGTACTGGTACAGCCAGGCCGACTACCTGCGCCAGCGACTGCAGGAGATTGACGCCGAGGAATACAACCTTCAGCGGGAGCGCCAGAAACTCCGGGCGCGACTGAACAAGGCCGATGCGAAGTGCTGCGAGTACGCGAGGACGGCGTGAGCTACGACCAAGACGACGATGGACGCGCCATGCAGGAACTGGACGCAGAGCGCCTGCAACGGACGCTGGAGACCCTTGACCGCGTACAGGCAGGCGAAGCCAACGACGAGGACGTGGCGTTCCTGGCGGCGGAACTGGGAGTGTCCGAATGGATGCAGAAGCCCTCGCGTGGGTACGCGACTACGAGCAGCACGAACTTCAATCTTTTCCAACAGGAGATGACAGCATGAAATGGTCAGACAGCGGCGGCGGTGATTTTGAGCAACCCCCGGTCGGCACCACCGTAGCCCGGTGCGTGAAGATCATCGACATCGGCACGCAGAAGGGCGAATACCAGGGAAAGGCCACCAGCAAGCGCCAGTGCATCATCGGGTGGGAGCTGCCGAACGAACTTATGGGCGAAGGCGAACACGCCGGGAAGCCCTTCACCGTGTCCAAGTTCTACACGGCCTCCCTCGGCGAGAAGGCGAATCTCCGGAAGGATCTGGAGAACTGGCGCGGGCGGGCATTCACCGAGCAGGAACTGGCCGGGTTCGAGAGCAAGAACATCCTTGGAAAGCCCTGCATGCTCTCGCTCACCCTGAACGACAAGAACAAGGTGCGCGTGTCGGGCGTGATGGCGGTCCCGAAAGGAATGAACGTCCCGGAGCAATTCAATCCGACCGTCTATTTCTCGCTGGATGACTTCGATCCGGCTGTGTACGAAGGGCTTTCGGACGGCATCAAGAAGATGATCGCCGCCAGCCCGGAGTACGTGAGCGCCATGCAGCGCGGTCCGCGTCCGGCTCCCGGCAGCATCGGCGACATGGAAGATGACATCCCGTTCTGACATGTTTCCGGCTGACGACATCCTGATTGCTCGCGGGAAGTACACCACGCTTTCCCGCGAGCGCGGAGCGCAAGTTCGCCGCGTGCAGGAAATTTGCACGACGATCCTGCAGGCGAGCAACGCCACGCTCAAGGATTGCCAGGAGCGCCCGCCGATGAACGCGCAACCGCTCGCCACGCTGGAGAAGTGTGTCGCCAACCTCAAGGATGCGCGGGAACGCATTACCACCCTGTGCATCGAAATGGACGGCCTGCGCGGGCTGGCTTGGGAAGGGGCCGAGGAATGACGCCGCAAACGATCGTCCTCGACTCCGAGCAACGCCGCGCAAGGGCGCTCGACATCCTCGGCAAGCTGCCGCTGGCGCAACCGTGGGAGGTCACCATCGCCCCGCACAAAGAGCGCCGCAGCAGCCTGCAGAACGCCCGGCTGTGGGCCTTGCACACACGGGCCGGGGAGGTGACGGGGTACGCCCCGGAAGAAATGCACGAAATCGCGCTTTGTCGGCACTTCGGCTACACCGAGCGCGAATGCAAAAACCCGCTGACCGGCGAAATCGAACTGCGCCGCATTCCGAACAAGCGCAGCAGCCAGCGGGACAAGAAGGAATTCGCCGGGTTCATGGAGGCGACGGAGGCGTTCTACATCTCCGAACTCGGCGTGTGGTTGGAATAACGATCAATGGACAGCCCGGCGAACTCCCTGCGGATGCATACCCTCCCCGTGCTTTTTTGCGCCGCATAGCAACGCCGTGGCTGTCCGCCCCTACCCAAGGAGAGAAGCGATGATGAAACCCCTGCCCTGCCCGTTCTGCTCGGATCCCGATCCCGCGATCGATGAGGTCGAGCTTCGCGTCTGGGCGCTGGTCTGCAACGGATGCGGCTGCACCGGACCGATCGAGGATTACGACAACGCGAAGCAGTCCCCGGAGCGTGCGGTCGAGCTGTGGAACCGGCGCGGTGGCGATGAGCAACCGGCGAGCGAGCCGGTCCCGGAGATGATTCCGGGGACGCTGGAGGCGCTTGCATCCATCGGCGCGACCCTGCGCAAATGAACCCCTCCCTCCGCCTGCTCCTCCTCTCCGCCGCGCTCTCGGCGGGATGTACCGCACCGCTCAAGGCGACTGCTCCCGAGGGTTGGCCGGAGCTTCAGACCATCGAGCGGCTGAACGTAGCGGCGGAGGAAGTGTCTGCGGCGTGCGACACCACCGACCGGATCGCCGCGTGCTCTCGGGTGAACTTGTGCGCCAAGACCTGCACGCAGTATTACCGGGAGGGCCAGGATACGCCCGCCATCCGCGAACACGAGAACGCGCATTGCAAGGGCCGGGATCATTGGTTCTCAAGCGTGCTGGCGGATCTGCTGGCCCGATGGAAGCGCGGAGAGGAATGCTCGGGCGGCGTGTCGAAGCAGGACCACGACAACGCGGGCGCGGCGTTCACGTTGATGCTTTTACTTTGAAGGGATGACGAGATGAGCGAGAAAGACGGAGGACCGGCGCAGGGCCAAATGAGCGAGCCGGTGGCGTGGATGACTCCGGGCGGCGATGTGTCGCGTAGCTTGGCATGGTGCAAGGAACGCTGCTGGCCGGATGGTGAGCAACCGATGCCCCTCTACGCCTCGTCCCGCGACTACGCTCAGGGCGTGGCGGATGCGGCGAGGGTGTGCCGAGAAATATGGCAGAACGCACCCAATGATCGCCCGGAGTATCGGCAAAACGAAATCTCGCACGGATGCTTGGCATGTGAGCAAGCCATCCGCGCCCTATCCTCGCCGCCGAGCGTGAGCGAAGAGTGGGTGGAGAAGATCATCGACGACGCTGGAATGCGCCCGCATCCGTTCTCTGCGCGTATCGCCATTAAAGCTGCTCTCGCCGCGCTTGGCATTGAGGTGACGAAATGAGCGACACGCCCCGGACGGATGCGCTTTGCAGAGGGACGTACAAAGCAGATACGACGCAAGGTTTGCTCAATCTGGCAATTGAACTTGCCCGCGACCTTGAGCGCGAGAACGCCGCCCTCCGCGCAGATGTCGAGAAGTTGAGGGTGGATGCGGAGAATTACAGGTGGCTCATTGGCGACCTGTACAAGCCGAAAGAAATGGAAGCGCGCCAGAGACTGCTTCAACGAATGGACATGATGGGCAGAGGCGCTATTGCTGCCGCCATCGACGCCGCCCGAGCAGATCAACCCGAGTAGCACAGGCAAGCCGACAGCCTGTTCAATGTCGGCATTTTTGGAGATAAAACCCATAAAAGCAATCGAAGATGCAATCACGTTGTTGGCTGAAAAAATCACTGGTGAAGTCAAGGCCGATGATGCGTTGAAATACACGCAGTCTGCATTGAACTTGGCTCACACGATGCAAGTGCTTAAACAAACAAAGCAAGCGTAATAAACGAGGACCGGGCAGCAAGTAGGTCCGGTCCTCACCCGACAGAAGGAGGCAAATCGTGAGCGTTGAAGCGTTAAAACGATACGGAAATCACGACTGGGATTGCCGCTTGCGATTGCACTGTGAACCCTGCACATGCGGATTCGACGCCGCGATCAAGGCCGCGCAGACGCCCGAGCCGATGAGCGATGAGCGGAGAGAGGAAACGATTCAGCGCGGAATGCGACTCGCATGGCAACTAGGCCAAACGTATTGGCAGCAAGCAGATAGCGAAAGCCGGAAGCAGAACGCAATGGCGAAGGAAACAATCCGCAAATTTGATGCGTTGCTTACGGAGACAGTCACACTCATCTCAACGCAGCCTGACGGGTGGGTGAGCGTGCCGAGGGAACCGACAGACGAGCAAGAGTTTGCAGGCGGAACGGTTCTCTGGGAAAAACAGTTTGAAGGAACTCCGTGGCAAAACAAGGTGAAACTGATTGATCCTTCCAGCATGGGGGAATACAACGAAGTCGCACGCCATGTCTACGAAGCCATGCTCGCCGCCGCGCCGAAGGAGGCGAGATGACCGAGGCTGAGAAGCTGGCGCAGAGGTTGGACGAATTGCAGGCGTTTCAGCAGTCACTCCAGACCGGCAATCCTATCCCGACCATACACGGTGATGCCGCCGCCCTGATCCGCGAGCAGGAAGCGAAGATAAAGTGGATGGGGGAGGCGCTGCGCGATGCGGGAATAGCTCCATGATCCCGACCGCGAAGCTGAGATGGTTTGATACGCGACTGCGCGGGGAGGCAGGCAAGGACTACCCTTCTGCGATTAGCGGCGGGGATTACCGCACACTCGTATTGCAGCAATGGTGGGAGTCGGGCTACGAAGGCGAGTCCGGCGAATGGCGCGACATACCGATTGCGAGGGAAGAATGAGCGGGCGAATATTTATTGACAGCTTTTCGGGCGATCTTGCTGATTTGATGCCGCGACAACGGTCCCCGCGCATTGCATTAAATGTGCTAAAAAAATCCCCTCGCGTCAGTTGCTTTGATATGGATAAACGGTGGCTGCAATATTTGATCCGAGATTTGAAGCGCGACGGGCTGATTGAAGAACTTCCAGAATCGTACCCGTGGATCAAATTCGCGCTGACAGAAAAAGGTGAGCAACAGATCAAGGAGGAAGCATGACGCCCGAGAGAGAGAAGCAACTAGCAGACGAAGCGGGGCGCAACACCGTGTCTCAGTACAACATGGACGCGACTTATACCCGAGTCGGCAATGTCGTGACTATCAGCGGATCAATTCTGCTAGGTAACGATGCACAGCAGCATATCCGCGCCTTGAAGTTGAAGGAGGAACCTTGAGCGAGACGATACCCTTTGACCGCGTGATTTGGAGCGCGGAGAAGTGCGCCGCGTACTTCGAGGTAAGCACGGACACCTTCCTGAAAAAGACGCGCCACGCGAAAGGCTTCCCGGCCCCGCTCGACATGCCTGGGCATCCCCGCTGGCGTGCGTCCCTTGTCACCGCATGGGCGGTTGGCGACCTTATCACGCTAGGTTCACGCGAAACCACTCTAAGCCGCTGATTCTAGGGCTTCTGCGTTTCCCTTCCTCGGCACCACTACCCCAAGCAATAACTTTCCTTCCCTATGAAACCCGGAATTATCCGGGTGTTTTGCTTCCTTTTCCGGCATAGTTTCACGCAATTTTTACGCAACCGGGAGGGGGCTTGCCGACATTCCGCAAATCCGGCACAGGTTGGCGAGCCGAAGTGTACCGCCGAGGCATCCGCCGATCCGCCACATTCCCGAGCAAAGCCGCTGCGGTTGCATGGGCCGGTCAGCAGGAATCGGAGATCATGGCCGGAGTCCGGGGCGAAATCCCCAACAAGACCTTCGGCGACCTCCTGACCCGGTACGCCTTGGAAGTCTCGGCCCATAAACGCGGCGCACGGTGGGAGTCTATCCGAATCGACCTCCTGAAACGCAACGCAATCGCCCTAGTGCCGCTCAAGACGCTAGATGCGCCCCATGTCGCCGCGTGGCGGGACAGGCGCTTGCAGGAGGTGTCCGGGGCGTCTGTGCGCCGGGAATGGAACTTGTTGAGCCATGCCTGCAATATCGCGGTCAAGGAATGGCGGTGGCTGCGGTCGAACCCGTTTCAGAGCGTGCGCCGCCCGAAGGATGCCGCCCCGCGTGACCGGATTCTGACAGCCGAGGACCGCGCCAAGTTGATTGAAGCCGCCGAGTCGCCGGACCAGAAGCGCGTTTTGGCTGCTGCCTGGTTCGCAGTCGAGACGGGGATGCGCCTAAAGGAAGTGTGCCGGCTGACTGCGGAGGATGTCTCCGGGGCGGTGGCGTTTATCCGGGAGTCCAAGACCGTGCCGCGCCCCTGTCCGCTGTCTGCCGAGGCTTTACGGCTGATTGGCGAAGGGGCGAAGGTCGGCCCGATATTCGGCTACAAGGAAGGGGCTTTGGGCAAGGCGTGGCGGGAATTGTGCGTCAAGGCGGGCGTGCCGGATCTGCACTTCCACGACCTGAGACATACCGCGATCACGCAATTGGCGGGGAAGCTCGACGTTCTGGAACTGGCGCGGATGGTCGGGATTCGGGACTTGCGGGTACTCATGGTCTACTTCAACAAGACCGCCGAGGACATCGCCAAACGGCTTTAGGGGAGCAGCGCCGCTTCCGCCTGTCGCCGGATCACCAGCCCCGGCAGCACTTTCCCGCCGCCCCGCACCCATTTGGCAAGCTCGACCTTCGCCGCCTCGTAGTCCCCGGCGTTGATCCGCTTTCGCAGGGTTGAGCCTCGCAGCGCCCCTAGACCCAAATTGTAGGCGAAGTCCGAAACCGCGCTCAAAGCGTCACCAGACAGCACAGGACACGCCAGAAGCGCCCCGCGTGCGAACTTGAGCGCATCCATCTCCATGCGCCTGTCGGCGTACTCCTGCGTCCATACGCGCCCCGGAAACACATCCGCGCCGGTACTGCCCCATCCGCATGTCCAAACGCCTGCCGGACAGATGTACGGGGTCAGCCTGCATCCCTCGAAACGGCGGATGAGCCGGTAAAGCTCGGCAAGGTCATTTGCCACGTTTCATCAGGCTTCGGTCGGCAACGTAGACCCCGAGGATCGCCGCCACCAGCTCGCGGTCCCAATCGTCCAACACCAGCCCCCGCGCAAGGATTTGGCCGACCACCGCCGCAATTGCAAGGGTAGCCAGCAAGGGGCGGACGGACCCGTTCCAGATGTCCAGAAACTTGATGCCGGTCGTTTTACCAACGTCCTTGACCGCTTGCAGCCACGCCTCGACCTCGGATTTCTGCATCGCCACATCACCGGCAATCTGGATTTCCTTGACGCCGAGGTCAGATTGCAGCTTGATCCGTTCCATGTCGCGGGCGTGGCGCTTGTCCTCCATGTCGGCCTGAAGCCGCACCATCGCCTGTTCGTGTTCATGGTCTTGGCGCTTTTGCTTGTAGGAAGCCACTTCGCCCCAAATCATGCGAAAGACGGACCCGCCGAGAAAAGAGATTAGAGCGTCCATTTCCTGTCCTTTCCTTTGTTCATGCAAACCAGCCGAGTTTCTGGAGCGCGGCCAGCCCGATCACAATTGCTCCCACGACCGACCCGCCCTTCCACGCAAACCGAGCCAGCAGGCAAATCGTTGCCCTCTGTTTGTCCAGGCGCTCGATCGGTTCGACCACGCTCACCAGCCGGTCGAGCTTGCCGCCCATGTCCTGCTGGCCGACCTCTACCGCGCCAACTCGGTTGGTCAGCACGTCCACCTTGTCCCGCACATCGTTGACCTTGCCGTGAAGATCCCGACGATCCGCCATGCTTTCCGCAAAGAACTCGCGGATAAGGGCGGAATCGATCTTCTGCTGTATTCGCTCAGTCACCACCAGCCGAGGGCTTTGACCGCCCCCGCCAATGCAGCCAGTCCGATGATTGAAGCGGCCACGGCCTTGACTGCCTTCACGCCGAATACGGCAATCGTGCATACCGCGTCGATGTGATTGTTCAAGCGCTGCATGCTGGTCATCACGCCGGGGGACTTGTGCTCGTTGTCGTCGTCCTGAGCGAACATCGCCGCGTCCATGCGCTGCATCCATTGATTCAACCTCGTGCGGAATTCGTCCGTTTTCCGGAGGTGTTCGTCAAATTCCTGCCGCGTCACCGTGTCCGGGCGGGTGCGCCGGTCGGTTCCGTCCCACAAATCGCGCCGGATTTTTTCTTGCACGCTCACGATATTTGTTGCGCCGCTTTCCACGCTTCGTATTCGGCTTTTACCTGCGGCGTGTGGACCGCGTTGCACACCGCAACCGCCCGCGCCCATTCCTCCGCAGGGATGGCAGGCCAAAGCATGTCGGCGCGAGTTGTGATGTTTTCGTTGACCTGTGCGAACCACACATCCGGGTCAGCGTCCGGCGTGAAGCACACCGTGTGCGGGTTGGACCGCATGACCTCGCGCCCGTCCTCTTCCATGACCATGAGGAAATGAGCGATAACGGAACGGCTCTCGGGCAGTTCCATTTCGGCTAGGAATACGCGCTTGGTAATCATGCGACCTCTCAGATGTGGAATGTGACGGAGAAACGGATTGCCGCGCCGTTGCCAAAAATTGCGGGACTGTTGGTGGCCGACACCCCCGCTGCGGTCAGGCTTTGAAACGTGACCAGCGTTGATGTTGCGTAGCACCAGAAGCCGAGGACGTTGACGGCAAGCGAGTTAAACGTGCCGACCTGTCCCGAAGCGGTCCCATTAACCGTAAATGGAAGTCCAGTCACCGTGGAAGTTGACCCCGTGCCTAGCGAATTCACAGTCAATTCGCATTGGCAATTTATAAGCCGTCCCACCCGCGTATAAATTCCCGTCTGCGTCGTGTACGTCGCCGTGCCACCAAGCGTAGGCGTCCACGTTCCTTCACCGTAGTAGGAAAGCGTGGTCTGCCCGAAGTTGATCGTCTTGTTCGTCAGCGCCTGCGTGGTCGTGGTCGTGACCAAAGCGCCGGTCGATACGATCTGGAATTGCGTGCCGTCATACAGGATCTCGGCGGGGACGTTCTGGACCAGCTCGCCGCCCGTGCATGCAGCGTTGCGCAGATAGACGTTCTTCGCGCCCAATCCGTCGATATTGATGGTCGTCGCGCCGCTGTTCGTGTTCGCAGGCGTGAACACAAACCGTTGCCCGGACGCATAAGCCGTAATGACGGGGGATGCTACGGCGGTGATTGTGTTTGTCCCGGCGATCGTCCCGAGGACCGCCCCGGCCCCGTTTTGCAATTGCGACATGCGCACCGAATCGGTGGACGCAGATCCCGCCCCCAAGCCGGTAAGCTTGAACCCGCCAAGCGGAATATTGGCCGTGACGGTCGTCTGGCCGTCCTTCGTGATGGCGGTCGAAAGCCCGGTCGCAATGTCATTGATGACCGAATTGAACTTCGCGGCCTCGATGAGCGTCCCGGCGACTGCCGGAAAGCTTGCGCCTGGCGGAGAAAATGAACCGCTGCCGTTGTAGGGCATGGCTTACCTCAATTCATGGGGTTTCCCTTCCTCGCAGCCGGTTTGTGGGTATAATTTTTGTGTGAGTTCTCAAACATCATTGGCGCTCGCGCTGATCCTCAAGCCGTTTGCGCTTCTGCTCTTTCTTTGTGCGCTGGCGTCGGTTCGCATCGTTATTGATCGCTATTGGCCGGATTCAAGGGTCAAGCGCCTATTGCTGCGCCGCGTTTAGCGCGGGAGCAGACATGCCCAAAGGCGTGAGCGTGCGCGAGGCAATCAGCGCCGCAATCTCCGCCCGCCGTGAAGGTGTCGCCGATTGCATCATCCGCGCCGCTTCTTTCGGGTCCAGCAGGCCCAAAGCAAGCTTCTCCGCAATCTCCTTGTTCGCCCGCCCGTAAGCCGCATCCGCCGCCCGTCCTGCAAGGTTGGCCGGGATCTGCGCAAGCGAGAAATTGCGAACAAAGGTCGGCACCCCGGCCTGATCAATCAAGTTCGTGTAGGCCAGCTTCTGCACCGTGTCCGAGCCTGCGCCGCGCCCCGCGTCCCGCGCCATTACCGCCCGCGCCACGTCCTGCTTGATCGCATCCAGCTTCGCCAGTTGCTCCGGCGTCATCACCTTGTCGAGCGTGGCTCCCTTGAAGCCGGTGGCGCTTGCCGCCGTGGAGTCGTCCAGCGCTCGAGCAAAGTTCTGCGGCTTGAGCGTCCCGGTAAGACGGTCCACGGACTTGTCGGCGATCGTCTGCGCAATGTCCATCTGGTTGATGGGCCTGCTCATCTCAGCGAAGGTTTCCACCGCCTCGGCGTACTTGGGCGATATGGTTTCCAGCGTTGTGTCTAACCTGCTTTTGAGCGCGGTCAGAATGCGCTTCTCGTTGCTGCCTTTGGCCTCGCCGATCATGTCCGAAAGCGCCCGCCGTGCGTAGTCCAGTCCCTGCACCGATCCGTCCGGGCTGAGCGCCTTCCCGCGCATGTTCGGGTCATTCAGCATCAGCGTCCGGGCGCGTTTTGAAGCTTCCTTCATCGCGGGCGTTTGCATCAGCTTGGTGATTTCGCCCTTGCGTGCCGCCTGCTCCGCTTTGCTCAGGAATTGGCCTGTTGCCGCGTCCCGGCTCAGATCCACCCCGGCGTCATAGGCTTCCTTGTAAAGCTTGTCCGCCGCCGTCCTGCGGCTTGCGTCAAAGAATTCCCGCTGTCCGGTGCTGCCTGCCATGTCCTCCAACACACCCACCCGCGCCGCGTTCTGCGCTGCCTGGCGCTCTGAGTGCGCAACGGTGGCCTCCGGGCTGACTGCGACCGCCGCCCGCTCCATCGCCGCAATCCCTGCGTTCTTGGAGGCTTGGCCAGCGGTCGGGATCGACCCCGGCACGTACTCGGGCGCATTCATGAGAGCTTGCGTTACCTCGTCCGCCTTGCCGCCCGAGGCGTTGCGCAGCGCCCGCCCGATGATCTGATCCTTGCCGCCCTCGTAGAACGGCTCAAGCGCCGCCTTCCCGGCCTTGAAGGCTCGCGTTGCCACCGGAACCGCCGCCGTTGCACCTGCGCCTATCAGCGTGTTCGACAGGCGCTCGCCGCCGTCCGCTGCGGGCTGGATCATGCCTTGCGCGGCTCCCACGCCCAACGCCGCCGGAATGCTGGTCGGAGCCATCGCCACGCCTCCCGCCGCCGATAGCGCCTGCGCCACCCGAGCCGAGGCCGGGAGCGCTGCTGCGACCGTTCCTGCGCCTTTGAGGGCCGCGCCGGGACCAAGCGCCATCCCCACGTTCCCGGCGATGTTCCCGGCCATACCTGCGCCCGTATCCATCAACGGACGATCGCGCTTGCGGCCCTCGATCACGTCCGCCGTGATCTGCGCCGTATCCATGCCGGGAACCACGTAGGAGGCCAATTGCTTCAGGCCGAGGCCGGTATCGGCAATTGCCTTGCCTGCGCCTGCCGCGAACTTCTGCACGCCCGACATGCCTTCGGTGGCCATGTTCGTGTTGTCCAGCGCGTCCGGTGCGCGTCCTACGGTCTTTCCCTGCTTGGAAAGCTGGTAGGCGCTCGCCACGGTGTCGAATTCAGGCGTGCCCTTCTTGTCCTGATTGGCGACGATCCACGCGGCGTATTCGGCGGCGGTGGCCATTACTTGCCGTCCCTCTTGCTGCCCCGCAGAATGGCATCCGCTTGGTCAATCACCGAAGGCGTTGCACGTTCGGCCTTGGTCGAGAAGAGCGGGCTTGCGTCCGCATACCGCTGCAATTCCGCGTAGAAGCCCTCGTTCATGCTGCCGTTCTTCTGCCGGTACTCGCGTGCGAGTCGCGCCACGTCCTGATCGCGCTTGGCAAGCTTGCGGGCCGTCTCGATGATGAGGCGATTTCCTTCGGGCGTCTTGGCCAGCCCCGGCGTCATGCCAACAAGGAATTCGCGGTCCTTGTCCGACATTGCCCCCGGCATGCCCGCGCCGCCTGCCGGATTGCGCAACTGCAGGGCAATCTCGGAGGACAGCGCCTGCGCCGCCTGCTTGTTGCCGAGGTTCTTGTCGATCTTGATGCCCATGCTCTCGGCGAGCGCTGCGACCTCCGTCCCGAGCGGCGTCAGCTTTCCTGTGTTCACGCCATCAAGCAGCCCCTGCATGCGATCCAGGCGCGAAAGCTTGCCGTTTGCTTCTACCCCGGCATTCAGGATTGAGGAATACTGATCGCCGAAGGCTTTCCCGACCGTCTGCGCCTCAGCGCCTTCCTGCTTGATCGTCACATTGTTGGAGGCGCTCGGCTGGTGCGTGGTCGTCTTGGTGAGCGCCTGCCTGAAAATCTGCTGCGCGGCTGGGCTGTTCGGGTCGATCCCCGAGGCCACCATCAAGGCTTTCAGGTCATCCGCAGGCGTCTTGACCGGCTTTTCAGGTGCGGTGAATACCGGCGCAACCGTCCCACCCGCGCCCCTCGGCTCGGGTACGAGACTGCCCGCCACCACATGGAATTTCGGATCTTTTGGCGCGGTCACGATCGGCTGGCGCGTCACCGGATCAATGAGCGAATCCCCCGCGCTCATCTTGATCGGCTGCGTGGACTTTTGCATCCGCTCGTAGTCCATCATCCCCATTTGCCGGATCGGCGCATACGGACTCGTCAGCGCCTCCATGACGCGCTTTCGCGGGTCCGGGGCGACGGTCGCGGACGGCATGGGGTTGCCCTCGTCATCGTTCGGCGTGAGGGGCGGCAGCTCCTGCGGCTGGCCTGCGTCGGTGTACTTGCGCACCGCGTCGGCCACACCTTCGTTGTACTTTTGCCCCAAGCCCTGCATGTTCCGGTCCGACTGCTCGATACCCTTTCCGGCCCCGTAGGCAGACAGCATCTGCGCGATGCCCTGAAGCGGGCTGTACGGCGTCACGTAGCCGCCCGCCATCTGCTGCTGGTACGGTTGCTGCGCCCGCTGCATCAGGGCCTCGGCCATGCGCCTGCGGCCCGCGATGCGCTGCTGCTCGATCGCCAGTTCGGGAGGCAGTCCGCCTGCAATGTTCATGTCCATGCGCTACCCCGTCAAGAATTTGAACGTGCCAGCAGGCGACATCATCGCCGCGCCTCCCAAGCTGAATAGGCCGCTGGTTGTCGCGTTCGATTGCGCCTGCCCCGCGTTGTAAGCGTTCTGCCCCGCCTGCCCCTGTGCGGCCGCGCCCTGCATGATCGGAGCAGGCTGTACGGTCGTCCCGGTGTAGTTCTGGAACTGCGGCATCGACACCTGCGACCCGGAGCGCAGCGCGGAAATCTCGTTGAGCGGCGTCTGCCGCTGCGTGAGCAGCTCGGTAATCGCCTGCTGTCTGCGCTGGGTATCCATCCCGAAGTCCCGCGAGGCTTCCGCCCCGGCCTGCACATCGGCCTGCAAGCGCGAATCGGTCATCTGGCGATCTAGGCGCTCCATCTCCCGGTTGTACGCCTCCGACCCCGGAGGAATGCCCCGCGCAATCAGGTTCGCGCTCGTGGCGTCCCGATCCCGCTCAATGTCCGTGTTCACCCGCGACAGCAGCGCATCGCGCACCTTTGAGCGGGTGTCCCCGGCGCTCCCCGGCATGGCAGGCAGCGGCGAAAAATCCACGTTCTGCCCGAGGATGCTTCCGGCCTTGTTGACCGCCGTCAGACCGAGGTCGGCCAACCCCTTTTGGCCGCGCTCGTTTGTGTCGAAAATGGCCTGCTGATTGGGCGAAAGGGTTTGCTTGACCGTCGCTTGGTCGGAGTTGTTGTACGTCGTGTACTGCTCTTTCGTCGGAGCAGGCCCGGACGATCCGCCGCCCTGTTGCCATTGGGCCATCGCCGCATCAAACGCAGTTTGGTCAAACTGATTCGACAATCCCTGCTCTGAATCGAATCGGTTGTTGAACTGCGGCGCGTTGCGGTTCGGGGCGGCTTGGACATTTCCGCCCGCGTTGTACTTCGACATCGCCGCGTTGTAGCCCGCCTCGTCAAACGTGGGAGACCCCCACGTGACAATCTGCGAGCCGGTCGGCGTCAGGATGTTCGGGTTGGACCCCCGAAGGGTGGCGCGGGCGGCTTCGACATTGGCCTGGCCCTGCGCTTGGGCGGCGGCTCCGTAATCAGGCGGTGCAGGCGGCGACGGTGCGCACATGTTCAAACTCCATAACAGGCTCCGTTATGGCGCTGTCAGCGCACCCCTGAGAGAGGGCCGTCCCGGACTGGGGGGACGCTTCGATTGTAGAGGATTTCAGGTGTTTTGAATACTGCAAGGAAACCGGCTTGTATCCGAGGTATTCAAGGATCTTTCCGGCATGGTTGGTCAGCTTCGCGGTCATGCCGATTTCGACCACCCCGCGCCGCTGCATCTCGTCCTCAACAAATCGATGAAAGGCGAGCGCATTGCGGCCTTTGCGGTAGTCCGGCAGAAGGAACCACGTATCTTCCGTGGCAATAATCTGCTGCGTGTGCATGCTCGGCGTGACGTACATCCCGGCATAGCCCACCATCCGCCCCTCATCCCGCGCCGTGAACATCAGGTAAAAGCCAATGTCGTTGTACTGAAAATAGCGGTACGCATCTGGGGCGAATACCTGCCCATGCCGATAGCCTTCGGTCTCGCTCCAATGCTCTGAGGCCAGCCGAAGGATGTCGCCCCAAATGGGTTTGAGCGGCTCAAGCGCAAATTGCAGTTTCACAGGATGCCTCCCACTTCGTACACGAAGTCCGACGACATCCATTGGATTGTCAGCAGGTTGGTCGCAATCTTGATCTTGCCTGCCGCGCAATACCCCACGTTCCGTTGCGGGGAGGTCCAGTCCTTCAGCACCTCCAGATTCGCGGCCCAATAGGACGTGTCCCAAATCGCCGTATTCCAAAGCCCCCCGGCGCTCACGTTGTAGGTCGCCTCGCCCGAAATCACTTCATCCCGGAAGTCCACATCAAGGCCTGTCAGGAAGGACAGATTGCCGTTGGCCGAGAACACCGGGCGGAACAGCACAAAGCGCTTTTCGCGCCCCTCCGCCCCAAAGTAGGAAAACGCCTGTTTTGCCTCGATGACGATGTTGCTGCCCTGATCGTCGGTCCCGGTCCATGCCTTGGTTACCTGTCCGGCTTCGCCGTAGTACAGCTCGCCGTTCAACAGACCGAAGGTTTGCGCCCCCCACGCATTGAACGAGCACCATGATTTGGTTGTGGTGTTCATCACGTACTGCTCTTGCGAGCCTGTCTCGTCCACCGGCACATTGAACAGCAGCGCGTTCTGCGCGGGGTAGAGAATGGCCTCCCATCCGAAGTTCGACCCGTACAGCCGCGCCGCCTGCGTGAACGCGGTTTCGATCTTGTTGGTCAGCGACAGGCGCCGGTCGATGGTGGCCGATTGCAGCGCCGCAGCAAGCGGATACGCGCCGTTCTGCGTGATGAGAACCAGATCGCCGCCGTAGTTCACAAAACAGCGCCGGGAGAGCGGCTGGCCGAGGAAATAGACGCCCTTTAGGCTCCAGTTCGCCGACACCGAAGGATTGGTCCCGGTATAGACCGCAATTTCACCCTTGCTCGTCACGAACACCGCGTAATCGTCCGGGCCTGCGCCGCCGTCGAATGTCCATGTTGCCATCGCCATCAACTGGCCGCCCTGCTTGCACACCGAGGACAAATCGAACTCGGTCAATGCCCCGCCTGCCGCACCCGCCGCGAGATACCAGAAAGAAAGCGAATCCTTCTGGATGAAGAACAAGCGCCCCTGATAGACCATCACATGAATCAACGAGGTCGTTGCAATCCCGGTCAGCGCGGGGGTCGATACGCCGTCCACCGTGATCCATGCCGAGCCGTTGTAATACAGGGCCTTGTCGGTCCCGTTCACCATAATCAGGTAGTTGCTGGTCCCGTCGCCGAAATTGGCGGTCTGCCATTTGGCCTCGGTCGAGGTCACCGCCTCCGCCGCCCCCACCGCACCGGCTGCTGTCACATCCCACACGCCCGAGCTTGTCGCCGCGAACATCTTGTTGGTCCCGGAGAGCGCGTTGTAGGTCGCAATCGTTTTGACCGTCCCGGTGATGCCGGTCGCGTGCGCATCGCTGCCGCCCCGGCCCTCGCAATACGAGGTTCGCGGGAACACGTTTATCAGGTACACCGCATCGATCGGCGGCATGGCGGCGAGCGCGTCTCGCGCATTCCAGCCTCCCACAGGCGCGGGGTAACTCTGCGAGCCGGTAATCTGCTGGCGTTGCGCCTGCCCCTTTGATCGGATCGCAGCCCTCAAAGCGGCCAACTCCCCGAAGGCACCCATATTCCGGGTTTCGGCCCGTTCCAGTTGTTCCCGTCCATGTGCAGATCCGGCTTGCCGCCGTCGCGGTTGGACGTGTCTTTGAACTGCGTTTCGTACATCCGCATGTCCTCGGCGTAGTCCAGGCCCTTTTCCTTCTTCCACCACGCCCGCAGGCCCATCAGCAGCAGCGATTCCGGCAGGAGCATCGTGTCGGTGTCGAGGGTAAAATACTCCTTGTAGGTTGTCCCGTCCGCGCCGAGAATCCAGTAGCGGGACTTGTACTCAAACGCCCACGTCAGACCCGCAGGCGGTATCGGATTGACAAGGAAGTTCCCGTTCAGGATGCGAAAGCGGTAGCGCGGCCCGGTGACGAACACCGCCTTCAGCGCCTGCCATTCCACCCCGTCCATGGGTCCAAGGATCGGAAGAATGGTCGAGCGGTCCCAAAGGGTCATGTTCATGACCGACCCCCACCCGCCGCCTGCGACGGTCGTCATCGGCCCTTGGTCCTCGGTAGCGGTCGTCGTGTGCAACTTCTGGAACGTGGTCCCCTGCCAGGTGGCGCGGCTGTTGGCATCAATGCCGATCTCCTCAAGCAACGCCTTGATCTGCGTCACTTGCGGATCGGTACTGCCCATCACCGTTGCGGGGGACGGAAGGTTCGTGCGCTCGCAGAACCGTTGAACGAGGGTCAAGAGCGACATTTACGCGGCCTTCTTCTGCTTTCCGCCGTCCAGTTGCGCAAGAAGGCGCTTGTTCGCCTCCATGAGTTCCTGAACCTGCGCATCGAGCGCATCCACCCGGCTCTTGAGCGCGGCGTTTTCCTGCGCGACCTTGCCGGAGTCCTTGGCCGAGTTCAGCCACGCGCTTGCTTTGTTCTTGAGATCGAGCGCCCCCATGCCGTAGCGCCGCATGCCTTCGTCGTTGATCGCGGCCAAGTCCTCCACGGTCTTGACGCCAATGGCAATCAGGTTGGATTGCTGCGCCGGAGACAGGATGGCCCATCCCTTGATCGGCACACCGTCGAGCGGGATTTCCTGCCCGTCCTTCCACGCCTGATAAGCGGCCTTGTACTTGTCGCGCCACGCGCCCGGCAGGCGCTGCGCCGCGACGTTCGCCTCCAGCGATGCCAGCCAGTCCGGCACTTCCTGCTCGATGCGGTCCTTCGAGTACGGCGGCGTGATGATTGCGACATCCACGTCCTTGGAGACGTAATGCCCGGCTTCGATGCTCGCGTTCCGGTCCTCTTTGGCGCGGCGCTCGAACGTCACATACGCGGGGCGGTCCTCTTTGATGTCCATTTATGCAGCCTTCCTTTCCGTTGAAATCTCCCGCGCAACATGCGGCAGGAGTCCGTCGCCGTGAACCGTGATGACACAGCCCGCAGCGACCAATTGCCTGGCCAACTCTTGAAATTCCTGCGCCTGGGCGATCATCCAAAGCGCCGAGCGAAACTTTCGACCACCAGCCACGCAATCGACCACGCGGTCCGCGTCGTTCTGCGGCTGATCGTAGGCGTGGTGATCGGCGGCGAAGCTCGAATCCATCCCGTACAGGTGGAACGTGCGATACCCGAGGCAGTACGCGGCAGCGATGGCCTGCAACGCCACGGTGGAGCCGCCTGACAACAGGTTGACCGCGCCCCGGTTTTGCGGGATGTGATCGAGCACCCCTGCGGTGTTGCTGTGCATGAGAACGATCGGACACCCGTTCACCGCCTCAAACAGGCTTGAATCGCATTGGGAGGCCATCAGGTAGGTCGTGCCGGAATCGCGCTGCACAAACGCGAGGTTTTCCGGGCGGGCGTCCATGAGCACGTGATATTCCGGCTGCACCCCTGCGGCTTTCAGGAACCGGAACGTGTTGTTCGTGGCGAATACCGCGTGGCCATTGTCGGTCCAGTAAGGCAGCTCGTGCATCGTCTCGCGCAGCGAAGGTCCACCACCGACAATCACCGCATGCCGGTCGTGCGCCTCCATGCGGGGCAACCACGGAACCGATAGGCTGCACGCATGGCGGATGTTCGCGGCGAGTTTCTCGTCCGCCGTGTTGCACACCGTCGCCAGTTCCCGAGCACTTCCGCCGCCTTTCTTCCAGATCATCGGCACCCATTCGCCGCCCGCGTTGTGCGGACGCGGCTCGCCGTGAAAGCACACCACCCGCGCCGAGCGGGGAGGATTCGGGCGGCAATGCGCCTTGAAAGAGACGAACACGCCCGGAAAGATGTCTTGCAGGATCTCCGGCTGCGGCGGCGTCCAATTCACCACATGCGGATACCGGGCGTCCTGATGGGATCGGAAGTAGTTCTCTAACCATTCCTGATCGCCCCGCGCCAGATGCGGTTTACCGGCATAAACGAACTCGCGCCAGATTTCGGTCCCGTAGCCGCCGCGCCAAAGCATGACGGCAGGGCCGAGGCCCTCAGGCCGGTAGAAATCGCGCAAGGTGGAGAAGTCGCCTTCGTACTTGACCACATCGTCCAGCGGCCCGGTGATGAGCGTATCAAGGTCAAGAAACATGACCCGCTCGCCGTCCTTGAACACGCCCGGCTTGAACAGGTACAGCTTGTTGTGCCAGCCCTCCAGATCGCCGGGAACCGGGCGCGTCTCTATTCCCTCATCCAGTCCGCGAGCGTCATCGGTAAAGCACACAAAGCGGCCTTCAAAACTGTCCGGCAGGTTTCGCCGCACCATGTCGAACAGGACGTTCACGTACTCCGCGCCGCGCCCGAGGTAGTTGCTCACCTGAACACAGCAAACGGTCAGCATGTGACCTCCAGCGCCGAGCGTACCCGCGCCACATCCGCCGCCCTGCCGTTCAGTTTCCAGTCCTCGTACAAGGACTGATCCGCGCCGACATGACCGCGCTCGAACACATCCTTGTCGCCCGTCACGGTGAAATGCAGATGCCGGGTGATGACTTCCGGCACATAGACCAGCGTATCGCCCACGTCCTGGGCAATGTCGCGCAGAAGGTTGTCCCAGTAGAAATGCCCGAAAGCCGGGTGCGCAATCCACCCCAAGGCGCGGACCAGCTCGCCACCGATGCAGGGATGCCCAATCGGGGGATTCGGACGCATCAGGTTGTCACCAAAAGCGATCTTCCAACTGCCTGCCGCGTGCGCCAGAGCTCGGTCCCATTCGGGCGTCTCCGGAACGCAGTCATCGGCCATCAGGAAGTAACGCGGCTCGCCCGGCGCGTAGAAGAACGCTCCGTCGTTGTACTTCTTGCCCACGAGCGACGGCGCGACCTCGACATGCCGCCAGTTCGCCGGAAGATCCACGCTCAGATACGCCTCCCGGTCTCGCGGCTCGGTCATGAGCAGCCCCGGCTCGGTCGCCTTGGTCGCGGCGTAAGCGTCGAAAAACCGCTTGAGCTTTTGGGGGCGTCCTCGGGAAGGCAGCAATATCATCGTTGTCCTTGGTATTCGCAGGGCGACCCGAAAGCCGCCCTGCGAGATTAAACAGCGCCGTTGCCGACGCTCAAATCTTCTGACCCTGCATATGCGGGTACTCGATCGTGACAATGACCGTCGAGGTCGTCGTCACCACCGTGGCCGCATTCGCAGTACGCGCACCGAGCACCTGCTTGCCCGAGGCGACGGTCGGCATGATCCGTCCCGCCGTCGCGCTGACGAAGATCGGCACATCGGGCGACACAGCGACGGTCGTTTTCTTCATGACCGCTGCGCCCTTGATCTGATACCAGCCGTACTGACTGGCGACGTTGGCTGACATCGCAACGCCCACCGGCTGCGCCAGATTTGCCGTATTCGGGCAAAGCGTGGTCGCGCCGGTATAGGCGTTGAAGGTCACCATGCTTCCGACCACCGTCGAAGCAACGCCGAGGAGATAGATGAATTCCCCCTCGCCGTAGATCGGGTCCCACGCACGGACCTTCGTCCCGACCGGATGTTTCGATGTGGTTTCGGTGTTGGCGATGGGCTGCGCACCGGCAAGACTGACAATTGCATAAGCCATGATTCGTTTTCCTTTCCGCGTCGAGAGGGCTTACGCCTTCATGACGCCTTGACGGTTGCGGTTGGCGAGCGTCAGGTTGCCCATCCAGAGAATGGTCACGACCGCGCCGTCCTGATTGACCGGGCGAATCTCGTCCATCACTTCCAGATCGGCGTCCCTGTGCGCCACGAGTTCGAGGTAGCGGGTATTGATGAAGTACCCGTGCGCGGTCGGGATGCCCGAGCCACCGTCGAAGAGAACGTCCGCGTTCTTGTACTTCAGGCCCACGAAGCCGGCGTCCGCCATCTCCTTGTCCATGTACCGCTTGAGCGACACCTGGCTGGCCTCGAAATACGAGTAGTAGTCGTTCGAGAACACGAGCAGATCGGGCTGGTCGTCCGGTCCGCGATCGAGTTCAAGCCAGAGCGGGAGCATCATCCCGCTCTCGATCGTGGTCGGACCCACGGTGATGGCCGAGCCGCCTTGCAGCGGTGCCGCCGCCGATTGCACCTTGTTCTGCCAGAACGTCCACGTCGAGGAGTCGATGCCGCCGACCGTGCCGGTGCCTGCGTCCGCGATCAGCGCCTGCAACCCGTTCACCTGGTTCGACAACGACCCGGACGAATAGATGTCCGAGGAGAAGTTGTTATTGTAGGTGTGGATCGCGTTCTTCAGCTTGGACTTCGCGAGGTTGATGATCCGGGAGTCGCCGCTGTTGATGCGCAGTTCACGACCGCTGGACACCACGTTGATCGCGATCTGCCGCCACTGATACTCGGCGCTCGAAATCACGTCGCTGGCCGCGATGTTCAGCTCGTCCCAGTCGCTGTAGCGCTGGTAGGTGCTGTTCGTCGTGTATTCCAGCGGGCAGGCGATGGTCAGACCGCCGTCCTCGGTGCGGTAGTTGCCGCGTTTCTTCATGTACTTCAGCAGAGCGTTGCGGTTCGATACGTTGTCCGCAACATCCCTGCGCACCTTGCGGAACGTGGTCGAAACCAGTTCCGTGAACGTGCTGTTGGGGGATGCCATGTTTGTAAAGCTCCTGTCGGTTTAGCGGGATCAGGTTCGATTCCTGATGTCCGCGAGGGTGTCGTTGAGAATTTCATCCACGTTCTGGATCGTTCCCTTCGGCCCTGTCGGAGCGCGAGCGGTGTCTTGACCTCGGACGTTTGCTGCGGTTGCTTTCTTCGCCTTTTGGGCGGCTTCCTGTGCTTTCTTGCGATTCGCCTCGGCGGCTTCTGTCTGAATCCGACCGATTTCCTTCTGGCGCGTCACAGGGTTGGCCCATACGGCCTTTTCATAGGCTTCCTTCAACGGAAGCCCGGTCTTGATGAGCAGCACAATGTCGTCGGCCACTTCATCAAAATAGGGGTTCGCAGGATCGCGGGCGAAGGCATCTACATCCTTCGCGGTCTGCTCCTGCCGTGCGGTGTAATCGGCGCGTTCCCGAGCGGTCATCGTCTCGGTCAGGCGGTTGACCTGATCGCGCAAGGCCGTCACCTCGGGCGGCAGCGGCGTTGCGCTCTCCTGCCCCTGCCCAGGCGCCTGAGCGTTCAGCGTCAGCCCGTAGGACTGCGCCACGCGGGCAAGATAGGCCATCTTCTGCTCAGGACTGCCCATCGACAGGTTCTTGTGCGCGGCGAACAGGAATTCGACCGCCTTCGTGGCGTCAATCCCCTGCTGCTGGAGAACGTCCTGATAGCGGTCAATCACGCCCTTGAGCGAGCGCCCGTATTCGGCGTCGGACTTGTAGCCGGTCAGTCCGTCGAGCATCTGCTTTTCGCGCTCAAGGTAATACTTCTGCGCAGCCGGGTCCATCTTTTCCCACACGGGCGCGAGATCCTTTTTCCACGACTGCGGAAGCGCGATCTTTTCCGGTGCGGCGGGCGCATCCGTGGCCGTGTCGCCTTCAGGCGCTTCGGTGTCGAGCTTCAGGTCGGCATCGTTTGTCTCCGCGCCTGTCCCGGCGTCTGCGGCCTTGTCGATCGCCGAATCCAGATCGTCCGCAGGCGGCTCCGTGCCGAGGATGTCCGCCGCGAGGGAGTTGGAAGCTTCGTTGATGTCAAGGTCCATGTCGTTCTTTCCGCCTGTCAGGCTCGGGTGAGTTCAAGATCCGCGCCGCTGCGCAGTTCCTGTTCCAGCAATTCGCGCTTGCGGGTGGGCATGCGCTCGATCTCTGCATCAAAGGTTTCTTCCACGCGCCGCCCGAGCGCCTCGTTGTCGCGTTCCAGGCGCTTCATGTAGTCTTTTTTCATCTCGGGGGCGTACTCGACGCAGTTGTGCCGAGCCATGTCCTCGATGCGTGCGGATTTCGTGGTGATCGCCCGTCCGTCGATCGGCGAGGTGTACTCGACGTTCTTGACTATCCCCATCGGCGCGGTGAGAAACACGCGGTGCGCAGGCGATCCGCAGTCGCAAAGGCGCTCTTTTTCAAGGTCCACCAGCGGGACAAACGCCTCGAACGTGTGGCCAGCGCAGCACAGGAAGTCGTGGAGAGGCACTAGAGCACCATCATCAGTTCTTCGTCGTCGCGCTGACGACGCTTGCGAGCCACAAAGATGGCGATGCGGGCTTGGACATCCGCAAGCACTTCCTGCAATTGGGCGTCCGCCTTGGCTTCATCGGCCATCCTCTGGACTTGCGCCCGCACCTCGGCAACGGCCTGCACACCGGCCAGCTCGCGCAGGAGCGGGGCGGCTTTCTTGGGCGCAAGCGTTTCACGAAGGACGGCCTCGATTTGCGCAAGTAGCCGCCGCTCTTCTTCCTGCGTTGCTCCGAGCCATCCGCCGCCACCGCCGCCACCGGACGCCGCAGGAGCAACCGGCGTTTGGATCGCGCCAATGACCGCCCATTGGTCATCGTCCTCCGTCCACGCGATAGCAGCGTCCACGACAGGCGCGGCAATTTCTCCGACGATTGCCCAAGCGTCGTCGCTTTCGGTCCAGGCGATTTCCGCCGTGACCGAGCCGCTACCGCCTGTAAGCGCAAGGAGAAGTGACATTTATTCCCAGCCGTAGGTCGGCGTCCACATGAAAAAGATCGTCTGCGATGCCGTTGCCGTGCCGACAATGAATTTGCCCACGACTTGCACAAACTCGCCGGGGTTCACGAATACGGGCGCATCGCCAAAGTCCACGACGATTGCGCCGCCCTGCGGGCCCGCTCCGATCCCGGCTGCTACCGGCCATGTCATGAATCCGAGTGGAACCCGGCGAGGCGCTTTTGCCGCTGCCGCCTCTGTTGTTGCAAGCGACACGGACGTATGCCCGTAAGCAAGACTGAATTCGATGGTCGTGGCTGTGGTGGCTACCGCAGCGCCGGTATTCACCGCGTCAAGACGCACCCCGCGAAGAACGCATCGCCTGCCTTGAATGTTCACCGTGCCAGCGGGGATCTGGTAACTGCCCCAAATGCCGTCCGTTGATCCGCCCACTGCTGCGGTCACCAAGCCCTGTCCGCCAAGGCCTCCCGGAAGGTTGGCCGTCAGCGCGGTGTTGGAAGGCGCGGCAGCAGTCGGGTTGGTGCTGTTGGCGTAGGTCGCAAGCGACCCCATTGTTCCGCCCGAAAGCCCTTGATAGGAGCCATACACCCGCTGCCCCATGATCGACGCAGTTTGGGCAATGTTGGGACCGCCGATGCTGATCGTGTAGTCGTTCAACACGAACGAGAACGCGGAACCTGCTGCACCGCCCACAATTGCATGCCGCATTGCAAACGGCAGCGAGGCACTCATGCACGGCTGGCCCTGACCTACTGGCGTCGGGATCGTTCCGTAGAGAACATCATTGATCCAAAAATAAACCGCCGTTTCGTGAACGGAGACGATAAATTGATACTTCTGGTTGTTCGTGTAGGTGAACGCAAACGCGCTCGTCGTCGTTTCCGATCCGTTGGATTTGACCACGCCGAACACGCCCGACGAGTTGACGCGGAAATAGACCCCATCGGTCGGCGCGTAGGGGTTGGTGGTCGCCATGCGGCACATGCCGAAATCGACCGTCGTATTCGTCGTCGGCTGCGCTGTAAAACTGCCTTCGATCTCGCAATACAGCATGGACGCGCCAAGCACGGGGAACTCGGCGTACGTGTTTATCTGCGTGCCGGTCGTGGTTGTCGTGATGTTGCCGCTGTTGGTCGTCAGCCCCGACGCGGCCCACGTGTTAGCCATCGTTGTGTTGCGGTACGCGAATTTCCCGGTGTTCTGCGCCGTGTAGTTGAACGTTTCGCAGTCAAACAACGCTTCTTGGGATACGCGAATCCGGTAGTCGTCGTCCGTCTCGGGACTGGCGATATACACGTTTCCGGTCTTGGTTCCAGCGTCGTTTTCAGAGAAAAACCGCGCTGCGCCGACATTGCCGGGATTGGCAGACGGGTTGGTCTCCGTAACGACTTTCAGTTGATTGGACGAATCAACCTCCGCCACGTTGCCGCTGGTGTTGCCCTCGATGCGAAATCCTGCCATTTTCAGTCAGCCCAAACGTAGCGAGCCTTAAATTCCCCCGTCAGGCGCAGAAGGCTCATTGCCTGCGCCGTGAAACCGACCCCTGCCGACCTTGCAATGGCCTGAACCGACAGCCCTCCAAGGGGAAGCATCTGATGCTCAATGGTGTTGTGATCCGCCGTCGAATCCGTCCCCATCAGATAAAGCTCGACATTGGAGGCCGCACCGATACCGGCGTCCGAAACAACTGCGCTTGTCACGTTCGTTCCGGGGGCAGCGCCGAAATCGAAGGTCACCGTTCCTTGTCCGGTCGCCATCAGGCGTTCCCCCTGGCAATCGAGAAAGACGTGACCGAGCAAGTCGATCCAATTGACACCACGGGTGTGTTCAGCGTGATCTCTGCGCCCACGCCAAGGTCGATCAAGAACGTCCCGCCAGAGGTCGTGATTCGTCCCCACGTGGCCGTTCCCGCTGCAATCCCTGTGGTGTCAGGAGGAAGGGTCGGAGAAAGCGTTGCGCTGGCAGCGGCGGCGGCGAAAGGCGTCCCCAAGGTGAATTCGGCCAGCTTGGTGGTTGCCGCTCCGCCCGTTGCCGGGCGAGTTCCATCGTAGAGCGCCAACTTTCCCGCGCTGCCGATTGCCGCTGTAATGGCGTCAAGCTGGGCGTTTCGCAGCGTCGTTGCGTACCCTGCGGCCATTACGCAGGCTCCTCAAGGACGTGCAGGATTTCGCCCACTTCATTGCGAACCGGCGTCCTCTTTTTCGTGGCCCTGATTGCCGCAAGCAGTTCTCCTTGCATGCCGACGATCTGCTGCATGATGATGGCCGGATTGACTTCGTTTGCTTCGTGCTGCGCACCTTCGGCGGCTTCCTGCTGCGGCGGTTCGGCCTTCTCGTGCGCCTTCATGGTCTCGGCCATGACTTTCCCGGCGACCTCCATCGCGGCCTTCTCAAGCGCCAGATCGCGCTCCATCACCATTCGTTCCCTGGCGATGCGCTCTTCTGAGGCCAGCTCGTCCCGGCGCATCTCGGCCTGGGCTTGCGCTTTGATCTGTTCGATAGCTCGATCAGCGGCCAGCCTGTCATTGGCAGCAAGGCGATCGGCCTCGGCTTTTTCGCGCTCCAGTTGCGCCCGCTCCTGCGCGACTGCCCGCTCGTTTTGAGCCTGCATCGCGGCCTTCTCTTTGTCGGCCAGCAATTCGGCCTGCTTTTCCTCGATTTTCGGATCCGGCTTGGGCTGCGGCGGCTGCATCGCCTTGATTTCTTCCTCGACCTCGGTCCCGAAGCGGAAGCGGCGAACGATTGCAAGCAGCATCGACTGAGCGGCGGCGAACGGCATGATTCCCTGCTCGACCAAGGGCGTGATGCCGTTGACGAACTGGCCCATCGCGCCCATTGCTTCGGCAATGTTTTGCTTGTCCTCCTGCTCGTTGACTTCGACCGTCGAATTCGTCTCGATGTCGATCCGATAGGCGCGGGACAGGTCGTTTTTCAGAAGCGCAAGCACCGAATCCCAATCCGGCGCAGCCATGACTTGCCCGATCTGCGCTTGTGTCTGAGGGTCAAGCGGCTGGCCGGCAATCTGCGCGGCCTGAATCAACGCTTGCGCTTGCGCTTTCTGCTCGGCAGTCACATACGGAAGCCCGGTCATTTGCGCGAAGGTCTCAACGGAGAATTGCTTGGCAGCAACCTCCAGCATGAGGCGCAAGGTGTCGCGCACGTAGCGTCGCACCTCGTTTTGCAGCATCTTGATCCGCAGGCTTCCCCACTGATTTTTGATGTTCTGCGCGGTGGCCGTCTCGGATGCGACCGATGCCCCCCGGATAATGTCCGACAGGCCGGTGACCTCGTAGATGATCTGCTTGCACTCGTTGCGGGCTTGGTAGAGCTGTTGCAGCACCGCGACAAGCTGCTCCAGCGGCATGAACCAAATGTACTTGTCCAGGCCCCCTTCCAGCCGGATCGACGAGGCGTTCTCCGCCGCGATCATCGAGTTGTCGTCCTGCTTCAACAGGTCATTCAGCGTGTCGCCGAGGGAGCCGTCATACGCCCCGCGCACCTTGATCGCCTCCACGATCCGGTTGATGCGGATGCTGATCTTGTTAAGCTCGGTCGCCTGGTTCTCGTACAGCGTATAAAGCGCGGTGGCGCTCAGATCCTCGGTCTTGGCAAGGAAGCGCATCGGCTTCGGGACCGGATAGAAGCCGGTCAGGTCGAGCGGATCGTCCTCTTCCTTCAGGTAGCCTTCGGGGTACGTGGGCGAGACGAAGCGCACTTTCCGCGCCTTCTTGTGCCAGATTTCGTAGACAAGGCATGTCTTGCGCTCGGATTTCTGGTCCTCGCGCTCTTTCTTGCGCTCTCCGTCCCAATCGTCGCCGTTGGTGTCCTCGTCCCCCGGCGTGAAGACCATCTGCGCCGCGACACGAACGCCAAACATCTTCTCGGCTTCCGGCCTGTCCATGTGGTGCTCGAACGCCACCCACGGCACCTTTGACCACTTCTTCGCGTAGCCGAAATACACCCGATCCCACGGCACCGTCTCCGTGCAGACGGTCTCGTAAGCCTTCGCGGGTGAGGATTGCGCCTCTTGCGCAAGTTCCGGCGAGCCGGTCGGCGCGTCGTCCTGATCGTTCCCGTCCGGGCTGTCGTCGGTGTCGCCCTCGGCCTCGTCATCGTCTTGCGGCACGTCCACGATGTCCGCTTCGTACTTCACGCGGGACAGGCCGCGACCGGGGAGCAGCGCATCCAGCGTAACATCGCGCATCGTGGCGTCGAACGTCTCGTATTCCTCCAGATTCGTGTCGAGCAGGAATTCCAGGCACCGTTGCCCCGCCATCGCAGCGGCTTTGCCGTTTGGATCGGCATCCTTAAAGCGGCGTTGAACGACCGGCTTCGGGGTCGTGCCGAAAAGCGCAGGAAGCAGCGTCTCGGTGTTGCTGTACAGGATGTTGAACGGGACGCGCCCGCGCTTCTCGCCCGAGTAGATCGCCCGGACGCGCTGGCCTTCCTTGATGTACTCCTTCTCGCGCTTGCGAGCGGCGGAAATCTCGTTCTTCCAGAAGCGAACGGCTTCCGAAACGGTGCGTTTTTCAGCGCTCATGCGATTGCCATCCTTGCCGCGCCGGTCTGCGCCGTCGCCCATCCGCCGTTGAACATGTCCGCTGCATCCACCGCCGAGGTACTGACGCGAAGCGCTCCATCCGCCCGCACGTTGAAGCCGCCGATCGACTGATCCGATGCCGCAGGCGCGACAGTCGTCACGTACAGCCGCCCGTCCTGATGGAACGCAAGCCCGTTGATGAATTGCGCAGCAGCCGGAACCGCAGAAGCGCCCAAGTTCTCCACGTAGGGCTTGCCGGTCGCGCCTTCCACCGCCCATCCGTTGATGAACGACGCCCCCGCAGGGACGCCCGCAGCGGCATTCAGCGCGGACATTTGCCCCGCATCGGAAAAAAGCTTGCCGCCGATAGATTGCGTCATAGCGCCTCGGCCCGTTCTTTCCGGCGCTTGTCAAAATGCGCGGTGCGCACATCCTTGAACTTCATCGCCTTGATGTCCGCCGCAATCAGGGCTTCCTCGGTGCTTACCTCGCTCGGGGCAGGCTTACGCAGGAACGGGCGCGACATGCACGCATAGCGGGTTTCGTCCGCCGCGTGGTCCTCGCCGTCCGTGTTCACGTCCTCCGGGCGTCCTTCGTCGTGCTGAAGCGCGGGCAACGTGCGGATGGTGTGTACGCAGGTCGAGAAGAAATAGAGCATCGGGCGCCCGTCCTCGCCCTTCAGGCGCGAGCGAAGCTGATCCCATCCGCCCATCGCCCCGCGAGCCGAAACGCGCTTGTTGTCCGCCGCTCTCCACGCAACGCGCTTTTTCGTGTGACGCAGCATCCGCTCGGCAATCGATGGCCCGCCGTTCTCCGCAAACGCAGCCGGGTCAATGACTGAATGCGGGAACTTGAATTCATAGCCCCGGTCATCGCGCTCGATCACGCCTTCGGCAACTTCTTCGGCGGTGAGCTTCAGCCCGACATTGGGCTGGCCGTCCTTCATCCCGTACCACTCGCGGTATTTGACGAGAGCGCCTCGGGGAAACTGCGGCAATTCGCCCTCGCTCACCGCGTACCAGCCCACCGAGAACGGGGCCGATGATCCCCAATCGCAAGCCCGGAACCGCATCCAATGCTTCGGCAGTTCGACCGGCTCGATGACGTGCTGCTCGGTCGTGAATTCGGGAAAGAACGCGCCCGCGATCACGTTCCAGTCGCCGTCCTCCATCGCCCGCACGAGCTGCGGCGAGCCAAGCCCGCGCAGCCGCTGCCGGTAGTTCGGATCGTCCGCCGCCATGCTCGGGTTGTCGTCCAGCCGAGCCGGAATGTACTGCCGACGCATCCCGCCCTCGGAATCGCCCATCGGGCGAATCTCAAGCGGTACCGCGTTGTCGATAAACCCGGCTTTGACCCAGTGATGGCCAATGTTTCCGGGGTTTGACCCTGCGATGATTCGCGGGAAAAGCCCCTCGTACTTCGGCGGCAGTTTCAGGCCAACCGCACGGCAGCGCGAGCGCAGGAAGCGATAGATCACGTCCGTGAAGGTCGTCAATTCATCGATCAGCAGAACGTGAATCTCTGCGCCGAGGTACTTGAAGCGGTCTTTTTCGTCCTTGCAATGGCAGAGGTAAATCTTTGATCCGTTCCAGAACCGGATTTCATCCTCGACCATGCGCACCAAGCCCGAATTCACCCACGGCGCGAGGATCGCCCGCAGCCCCTTCGGCCCTTCAATGTGGTTCTTGACCAGATCCTCGGAGATGCGGCGAAATAGATAGACCTGCAAGCCGGGAATCTCCGCGCACCACGTAATCGCTGCCGAGCGCATCAGGTGCGACTTACCGCCGCCCGCCGCGCCGCCGTAGAGGATCTCGGTCGCGGTCGAGAGGAACGCCGCGCCCTGCTTCTTGTGAAGGTGCAAGTCAATTGCCGATGGAGACATTCACCACCGCCTGCACCAGATGCTCACCGTTCGGCCCTGCGCCCTCAAGCTTGATCTGATCGCCGTACTTCTTCGGCTTCAGGTGCGCCGCAATCCACTTGCGCGAGTCGATGCGAAGCTTTGAGCGCTGGACGTGCTCGGTGTCCAGCACCATGTCGTCCATGTTCGGTCCGCCGACGATGTAATCCTTCGATCGATCGTCCGCAATCTCGATGATTTCGTCCGCGTAGAAGTCCGCTTGATCCTCGCGGGCCTGCGCGTAGATCGCCTGAAACTCAGGGTTCCTGGCGAGCCAGCGCATCACCGTTCGCCGGTTCGGCATGTCCTCCGATTCGCAGATTTTGCGAAGCGATTCCCCTTTGGCGATGCGCTCGCAGATCGCCTCGGCCTGCTCCAGCGTGTAGGAGGTGACGTTGGACATCTAGCCCGAGCGCAACTGCGTCAGGATCGACGCGGCTTGCGTGGCCGCGCTGTCCGCCTGGGTAGTCGTGCACCAGCGCGAACGCCCCGCGTAGCTGTCGATGCCGACCACGTAGTGGTTGTCGTAGGTCGCGCCCGCGTGGGTGCTGATCGTGATGTTGGCGACCTTGCCGGTGCCAGCGGTGTCGAGTTGCGCCTGAATCTCTGCCGGTGTCGCCATGCCCGTCGCTCCGAGAAAAAGAAAGGCCCGCACGAGGCGGGCCGAATTGGGAGGCTGCAAGGAAGAGGCAGCAAACAAAAAGGCCCGTCTGCTACAGGCGCGATTGTTCCTCGGTGGCTGTCCCGTACTCGGGACAAATAAGCTTGGAGAGCGCAATCAGGCGCATCCCCTCGGAATAGCGCGGCTCGGTGATGCCCTCTTTGTAGCGGCCCAATGCGGACTTGCTGGTGCCGGTCTTGGCCGCGATGCAGCGCAGGGACAGGCCGCGCCGCTCAAGGTCCACGATGACGCGAAACCAGTAATCCGGGGGAACGATGGGCGCGAGGGTCATTTCTTCACGATCTCGCAATTTTCCCAATAAACCTTTGGGCGTTTTACGGTGTGAACAAAACCCCATTGCTCGCTCAGATTCTTCTTGAGCAACCTTCGGATGACTTCACGCGCTTGGCAAAATTCACTCCAATCACTCGCGTCTATTTCCAAGGCGCTTATGACTTGGGGCGGGGATGACTTGACGCTCCAAGTGGCTTCTTTATCCTTGCATTTCTGCTTTCCTTCCGCATCGCGCTGTCGAATCGCGTTCGCGATTTCAAACAACCCCATGCCGACAATGCTTGCGATGAACACAAGCCCAAAAAATACGCCAATGGCAATCGATGTCATGCGTGCGCCTCCTCGAACAGCGGCGGAGCGCTCGGCTCCATCGCCAGAATCTCCACCTCCAGCCGCGCCCCCTTTCCGTCCGGCTCGGCCCGGTCCGCTACGATGCGATGCACTTGCGCGTCATCCCCGTAGCCGATCCCCTTCAGCGCGTCCAGCGTGACCTTCAGCGCGTTGTCGAGGTCGATGCAAATGCGATTCTTCGGGACCAGGCGGATGCGCATCTCGACGAGTCCTGAGAACGGCGAGCGCAGGCCCGATGCTTTCGCGATCCGGCCCACTTCGGACTTGTACGCCTTGGCCTCGTCGCTCACGACCACGATGACGCGAAACCAGTAATCCGGGGGGACAATGGGGGCGAGAGTCATTTCGCCTTGAACTTCTCACCGTAGCTCGGCGCGGGACGCGATTCCTCGACGCGCTTCAGCGCCTCGACCATGCCCCGGTCGTAGCGGTACTGCCCGAACGGGCGCGGTGTCAGGCTGCGCGATACGGCCACGCGACAACCTCGGTTCGTGCTGGATTGCTCCATCATTCGACTCCCATCGGTAGCACTTCGACCAAAAGCCGCCCTACGCCATCAGGCGGCATCCTCTGCGCGACGATCTTTCGCACCTGCGAATCGTCCTCGTAGGCGATCCCGTTCAAGGCGTCGATGGTGACCTTCAGAGCGTTGTCCAAGTCCATGCAAACGCCGCTCTTCGGGATCAGACGAACGTCCAGCGCCACCGCCGAGATCAGCGCAGGCTCGTACAGCCCCGCATTGCGTGCGATGAGCGCCACGGCCTGCTTGTAAGCCTTCGCCTCGGAGGATACGAACGTGCGCCCGCGTGCGTTGCGCCAATAGCGATTTGCGCTGATCGGGTAAGGCAGCGTGAGCTTCATGCGGGCGAATACCTGCTGCTACCGCGTGCGCCGGTCGCGGTGATAAGCCCCTCGGCCTTCATGCGCGATACCTCGACGTTCAGGCTGACGCGAGACCCGCCGATGACCTCGTACAGCTCTCCCATCGATTTCGGCGACTGCGTGACGAGCTGCAGGATCACCTGACGTTTCTTGCCGTGCGGTATGCCGAGCTTCTCGCGTGGCTGCACAGGCGGAAGCTCCTCGCCTTGCGCCCGAAGCATGAAGCCCCCAAGAATCTGCCCCAAGTTCGACGCGATCACAGCAGCCGCCCTTGCGCAGCCCGCGCACGCACCGGGGTCACCGTCCGCCCGCTCACCGAGCAAGACCGCGCCGGGCATTCTTCGAGGTAGCCAAGCGCCTTGAGTTCCGTGCATCGCCCCGACACCGCCGACAGGTCGAAGTGCGTCGCGATCGCCAGTTCCCGCAGCGACCAATCCCGCCCCGGATGCGCGTGGACTTCGAGCATGATCCGCGTCTGCTGCTTGTTCAGCCCTCCGCTGTCGCGGTGCGCGAAAAATGCCGAGTTGCGCGTCTGTGTCGCCGCTGAAATCATCGCCAATCCCTCCCGGTCACGGTGTAGCTGTAGGTCGGCTGAGGCTTCTTCAGGGCCTCCCGCCGCTTGCGTTCCTCCGCCGTCTCGGTCAGCGGGTACGTCACGATTTCGCTCGTCACCGGAGGCTCCAAACGCGCGGGCGCGCGCGAAGCGGAGGTCGCAGAGGGCCGCACTTTGCCGTTCACTCGTCGTCGCTCCCTGGAGTGCGGTCGGACCCGAAGAATCCCCGCGTCGCATCGGTCGCAAGCCGGACATGCAGGGCCGTGATCGGGTGCCCGGACGCGAGCCGTTCGCCCCGCTGGTGCCGGGAAAGGATGTCCCGAGCCCATCCCTTCGATCCCCGGTCCGCTGCGTCCTTGCGATGAGCGAGAACGTATGCCCGGCAGTCATTCGCGGACTTGGCACCGAGATTCGCGGTGTACGCCCGAGCCTCTCGGGTCCAATGCAGGTCGTAGTGGAACCGGCAGAAGTTCGCCCACCCGGTCGGGACGTGAACCCGGCAGATCGCGTCATCCTGGCAATTTTCCAAAGAGCATGCAGGCCGGATAAACGGCGCTTTTACCTCGACCAGCTTGTCGCGTTTAAACGCCATCAGGCACCTCCGGGAGCGCGGTTTTGCTCTTTGCTAAGCCAGCCGTTGACAAAGCGCAGCACACCCGATTTCGTCTTTCGGCGCGTGGGGTTTGCGAGGCACCAGCCCCGCATTTCGCGCAGGGTCTGAGGCACGTCCAGCGCGGGGTAAAGGCGCTCAAACTCCGCTATCAGCGATTTGCGAATGGGGAATTCTTCGCCGGTGTTGAGCGGCATCGACTCGATCGGCGGGTCTGCGGCGTCGAGCGATGAATCGCTCGGGGCTGTAGGTGTTGACGTTGGTTTTAGGTTTACTTCTCCCTGTCCCTTTACTGTCCCTGTCCCTTGGTGAACGTCGCGTTGTACGTCACGTTCTACGTTACGTTGCTCGTCGCGTTTGTCGTCACGTGGTTCGTTACGGTCAACGTCACGTTGTTCGTCACGTTGCGTTTGTGCGGCACGTCGTTTGGCTTCGCGTGCTTCCGTCGCGGCCTTCGTGCGGTTGCGCTGATCGACCTTCGCTTTCCACGATTCGAGGGCCTTTTTGCACACCGTGCGGTGATACAGGCGACCGTCCGAGCACTTGACAAAGTGGGACAAGGCGCGTTCCTTCACGCGCTTCCATTCCTTTTCGTCGCAGCGTGCAAGGTCGGCCAGAACCTCGTCGTCATCCGGGAGTGATCCGGTCGGGACTTGATGCCAGGCCTCGCACCAGAGCGACATTGCAGCGTGCGCGACCCTCGGGTCCTTCTTCGCCTTGATCCAGAGCGAGGACGTGAGCAGGGTCCGGACATCGAGCGGCATAAAGCCGAAGTCCCGCAGATCAACCTCAGCCGGGACGAGCGGATCGGGGAGAGCGTCGGTCATGCGAAAGTAGCCTTCATCATTCGCCGAGCAAGTCCAACAAACGCGCAAGCTGCTTGGAGCGCCACGACCTGATTTCCGAGGCTGCGCAGTTGATCTGCTTTGGATTCGTCCACCACCACGGATTGCCCTGCAACCAGCCCACGAACGCCGGATTCAGTCGCCGGCGCGAGCCAGGGTTCGTCTCGCACGACGTCTGCCCATCGCGGATCGGTTGGGCCTGGGGCGAATGCTCCACATAGTTCGCTAGTTGATCCATGTGTTTCCTGCCCCCCCCCTGTTACCAGCGCGTGTTCCTCGCTGTTCGCGCCCTTGTGGTCCCGTGCCGCGGGTGTCGGCCATGATTTAATCGCGTCCGTCAAAGTTGTCCCGGCATGATGATTCCCATGCCCCCCCTTCGAGCCGTCCCTCGTCGCCGTGTCGTTCCTCGCTCCAAACGAGTCCGTCACAACAGGCGTCGGCCATGCTTGCGATTGCACGTTCAAACTCGTAATCGTCGAGCGCGGCCCACCTTTCATACGAGCCTTCATCGCCATGTGTGCCTCCGGCGTTTTGTTGTCGTCGTTCGCCACAGGTGTCATCCATTTATCTGCTTCCCTGTTGAGATCACGATGTCGCCCCCCCGCTCGGTCGTCCCTGCTCCGGGCGCCTTGTCTCGCGCTTGCGGCGTTGACCAATTCGATGTCATTGCAATCAGCCCCCCCTGATGCGAGGCCGGCGTTACCTTCGCTCCATCGTCCGCGGCCATCGGCGTTGCCCATGCGCCCACGTCCGCCGCCAGCGTCTTGCCGGTCGTGTTCGCCGTGTAGCTCGCGCCGTTCTTCGCCTCGGTTGCTCGCGGAGTTCCCCATGTCTTTACTGCCCCCCCCCAACGAGTCCACCGCGCCCGGATGATTCCCGCAGGATTCCGCGTCCTCGGCTCTGGTGCTGGGCCAAGACGAAGATCCTTTCGCGTTCGTGCGAAGCGCCAACGTCGGCTGCGGCGAGAGAACACCATTCCGCATCGAACCCGAGCGCGGCAAGGTCAGACAGGACGAGCTCAAGTCCGCCGCCTGAAACAAGTCCAGGCACGTTTTCGAGGAAGACAAGTGGCGGTTCGATTTCTGAAATGAGGCCAACGATTGCGGGCCAGAGCCAGCGTTCGTCGTCGGTGCCTTGCTGTCGTCCGGCGGCAGACCACGGCTGGCACGGAAATCCCGCCACAATGCAATCCACCGCTCCAGACCACATGCGCCAGTCGGCGTCCTCGAAGTTGCCGACGAAAACAGGCGCTGGCTCCAGGGCCTTGTCTGCCATCCGCGCCAGGAGGATGGACGCGGCGAAGCTTTCCCGCTCACAGTAACCCACCACTTTTGCGGGGCGTCCGAGGAGGCATTCGACGCCGAGTGACAATCCCTCGTCCAGCATTCCGATTCCGCTGCACAAGGACAGCACAGTGATGGCGGGATCAGCCATGTCATCTTGTCCGCCCTACTCGCCCGTTTCTTCGATCGTCTTGCCAGCCGAGCCGAGGGATACGCACTCGTCCGGGGTGGCCTTCTCGATGCTGAAGGACTGGAGCACGTAGCTCTCGACCGACGAGCGACGAGCTGCGCGAACGAGGCGCGGGGATGCGGTGACACCCGACTCCTCGCGCGGTTTGACGATGTAGACGGTTCCTGTGGTGCTCATGCGACTGCTCTCCCTGTGATGAGGTTGCGAAGCAATTTGTTCTCGGCCTCCAAGCGCTCGCGCTCGAGGTGTTCGACCGCGAAGCGGCGTTCCATTTCGGTCTGGCGTGGGACGAGCGAATAGCCCCGCTGCATGGCCCAGTACGCGAGCGGCAGATCGTTCCCGCACTGGTCGAGGAACGACGCGAGGTTTGCGGGCTTCATGCCGACATCGCCCTGCTTGAAGCGGGACCAGGTAGCCGGGTCCATCCCCGCCGCTGCTGCGGCCTGCTTGTCCTCAAGCCCGCCGAGATCAGCGGCGAGCGTGAAGGCGCGAAGCATGTCTCTCGGGCGCTGGATGATTGACTCGTCCAGAAACATCGGCTCACGGGGAAGGACAAGCTGCGTCATGAGTTGAACGCCAAGAGACTTGACGCGACTTGACGTTCAAAGCG